CGCACAGCTCGTGATACAGACCTTCGACGATCTGCGCGATGAGGACGGTGACGGCTCGAAATACATAAGCCGTAACTATCTAGGCTCTGGAGACTACTGGATTCCGTACTTCTGCTCACTGCTCGAGGGCGTGAGAGTCCACGGGTGCATAGCAGGAACACCGGCAAATCCGAAAGATGTGACCGTATCTGTGCCACGCGCGCTCGATGCGGTTATTTTATGGGCGGAAGGCTCGTTGGACGATTTCGGGGATGATGGTGCAGATTGTTGGCATCAAAGGGCGTTCAATCTGAACCTCAAGCGATTCCTCGACAACGTCTATCTGCGAGGTGACAGGACGCTGACGGCGTTCACGGTCCTTCACAACAAAGGCGAACTGGAGAGATTCTGCAAGCTCGCAGGTCTGAACAGGTCGAGGATTGGCGAGACGATAGAACTTGCAGAGAAGATATCCGTCAGTCTCATTGCACCAGCGGTGCGTGAACTTAAGAAGGCTGCGGAGCCGATTAGATCGAGGATGGTGGCGAGGCTGTACAAGGCCGACGCGCTCATCACTCAAGAGGATGGTAGCTGATGAAATTTGACCAGATAATGCTTGCAATCAAAATCGGAGCGGGAGTCGGGAAGTCACTGATGACCGGCAAGGCTGCAAAGATTTTGGATAAGACCGAAGAAGCGGTGGACATCGCTAAGGCGGTCAAGAAATTTATCAAGAAGAGCGAGAAGAAATAGATGCACATAGCGTCAGAGGATTATCAGGTGATACCAACCAACCTTTTACTCTCCGCAGGTAGCGGAGCCGTCGGATTCGTTATGGCCAACTGGGAGCCTATCCTGACGGTCGGATTGCCTGTCGCGTTCTTCGTGGTGGGCAAAGTGGTCGATGTGATAGTTCGACTGCATCTCGCAAAAAAGCAAAAATAATGTTCACATTCGAGGATATAGCGATGATGTCGATGGTCAGCCTGGCCGTCTCATTCTTCCTTATCCTCGCAATAGCAACGTTAATCTCAACAGACTGAGGTCAGCGACCTTATGGCAGAAATAGTGATGCGCAAGCTCGGCGAGCTTCGTAAGTACCCACGCAACCCCCGCAACATCAGCGCTTCATCCTTCGAGGCGCTCAAAGACTCGATACTGCGAAACCGCGATTACTTCGAGTCCAATCCCCTGAAACTATCCGACCGCACCGGTAAACTCGTCATCATCGGCGGGAATATGCGCTTTGAGGCTTGCAAGGCTCTCGGCATCAAAGAAGTGCCGACGGTCCTCATCGAGGGACTGACCGAGGAACGCGAGAAGGAGCTGGTCATCATCGACAACGTGACCAACGGTGACTGGGATTACGATCTACTTGCGAACGATTGGGACGAAGACGACCTGAAGGCTTGGGGCGTGGATGTGCCGACGTTCGAGATGACGGATATGGAAGCGGACCAGGAAGCGGTCACGAACGGCGAGAAGGAACCCGACAGTGTTAAATGTCCAGGCTGCGAATTGGTGTTCAACGTATGACCACGAAGAAGAAACCGACAACCAAGAAGGCACTCGCCAAGAAGCAACCCGCAAAGGTGACGAGGAAGGCTAAGAAACTGTCTGATGCGCAGTTTTGGGCTATCCTGCGCAAGAACGCGGGCATCTTCGGACGTACAGCGCGGATGATTGAGAAGGAATACGGATTCACCTACTCGAGGCAGGCGGTGAGAGAGCGTGCAATGGCGCACTCCGACCTGCTTGCCGATATCGACGAAGAGAACGTGGACATAGCCGAGGAAGGTCTGCACGATCTGATGAGGTCGGGCAATCCGTCGGTCAAACTCAAGGCGATTGAGACGTACCTCAAGGCAAAGGGTTCGCATCGTGGCTACTACGAGAAGCAGAAGACGCAGGTCGAGGGAGATGTGGCGGTGACTGTGAGGTTCGTCGATGGCACAGATAACTCTTGACATACCGAAGGCCCACGAGGCGCAGAGGCAGATAGACGACTGCACGGCACGTTTCATTGTTGCCGTCTGTGGTCGAAGATTCGGAAAGACCTCGGCGATTCCCCGCAAACGCATAAAGTCTCTTCTATCCGGTAGACCTGGTGCCTACTTCGCTCCCACGTACAAGATGATGTCGCAGTTCTTCGATTCGACGAAGAATCTTCTCGCTCCGATAGTGGCGCACGTCAACAAGTCAGAGCATCGGATGGAGTTTATCGGTGGCGGGTCTCTGACTATGTGGTCGCTCGACAATCCTGACAGCATACGTGGTCAGAAGTACGCATTCGCCGACATAGACGAGGCGGCGATGGTGCGCGATCTTGGCAATGCCTGGAACGCTGTCATCCGTCCGACGCTTACGGACTACGAAGGAGACGCTGCGTTCTGGTCAACACCGAAGGGAGCGGGAACGTTCTTCCATCAGCTGTATACAAGGGGACTCGACCCGACACAGGAGGATTGGGCTAGCTTCAGATTCCCGACCGCTGCGAATCCATTTATCAATCCTAAGGAGATTGAGACCGCTAGACAGGAACTGCCCGAGGAGACCTTTCGACAGGAGTACTTGGCTGAGTTCGTCACCGGTGAAGGTCAGGTGTTCCGCAACATAACAGCGAACCTTAGCGATCGGAAACATCAACCATCGGAACATTCGGGGCATCGGGTCGTTGCGGGCGTTGACTGGGGACAGGTCGCTGACTTTACGGCTGTCTCTGTGTTGTGTGAAGATTGCGCAGAAGAGTTGGAACTGGACAGGTTCAACAAGATAGACTGGGAGTTTCAACGAGCCAGAATCCTCCAACTCTTCGACAAATGGAATGTGGCGTTCGGACTCGTCGAGGAGAACAGCATCGGCGGTCCCAACCTCGAGGCGTTGCAGAAGACGAGCAAACGGCAGATAAAAGGATTCACGACGACGGCACAGAGCAAGCCACCACTTATCCAATCGCTTGCACTGGCGCTCGAACAGGAAGAAATCAAGTGGCTCGATGTGCCGGTGGCAACGTCCGAGCTTGAATCATACGAGGCGGTCAGAAACGAGATGACCAACCGCATCAGCTACTCGGCACCGAAAGGCGGTCACGATGACACGGTGATTGCCAGGGCGCTTGCACGAGAGGCTATCGAACAGAGAAAACGAGGAACGTGGAAGGTTAAGGAGTTCAGATTCTGATGGATTACAACGAAAAAGATGAAGTCGGGGCGGTACACCCCGAATATTGGCACATAGCGAAGAAACGCGAGGTCTACCAAGACGTTGTCGAGGGTACGCTTAAACTGCGTGAGAAACGCAAGAAGTATCTGCCACCGTTTCCCGCTGAGACGAACGAAGATTACAACTTCCGCGCCAACACGGCGACGCTCTTCAACCTGACGGCGAAGACCCGAAATATGATGACGGGGCTTGTGTTCAAGGACCCGATCACGCTGTCTGCCGACGTATCCGAGGAGATTGTTCCGTTGTGGGAGAACATCGACAATGCGGGGACGCACGGCGACGTGTTCTCACAGCATCTGTTTATGTCGAGCTTCGAGGGCTATTCGGCGATTCTCGTAGATGCTCCTGCGGTCAGCGTCAACAGCAGGGAAGAACAGCTCGCATTGGGCCTGCGTCCATACTGGGTGCAGTACAAAGCGGACGACATCTGGAATTGGCAATACGAGATAAACCCCGTCAGCAAATCAAAAGACCTTGTGATGATCGTGCTGCGCGAGGTCACCAACGAGTCCACCGGTGAATTCACATCGGGGCAGGTCGTGCGGTTCCGCGTGTTCCGTCTCGACAATGGACTTGTCACGTGGGCGTTGTTCCGCGAGGAAAGGAAGAGCAAGGACAAGGTCGAATACATCCTCGAGGGCGAAGGCTCGATGCCACAGCTGACGATGATTCCCGTCGCGATTGTGGGGCAACTTGGAGCAGATCCCTTTCTTCTCGACGTATCGCTGAAGAATCTCGAGCATTTTCAGACATATTCCGATTACAAGTCACTTATTCACAAGACCTGCGTCCCCATCCCCGTCGGAAAGGGTATGCAGTTCGAGGAGCAGAACGTCGTCATCGGCGGTTCGACGCTGATTCAGACATCGGCTGACGGTGGCTTC